CGGCGAGCAGGGCGCCGAGGTCTACAGCTGCGCGACAACCCGCGACCAGGCGCGCATCGTGTTCGATGACGCCAAGGCGATGGCCGAGCGCACGCCCGACATGCGCACGCACCTGGGCGTGGCGATTATGCAAAACAGCATCACGGTGGCGCACACGGCGAGCAAGTTTGCACCCCTGGCGGCCGAGGGCAGCACGCTCGACGGGCTGAACGTGCACTTTGCCGTGATCGACGAGCTGCACGCGCACAAAACGCGCGCCGTGTACGACGTGATCGACACCGCGCGCGGGGCACGCGAGCAGTCGATACTGTGGAACATCACCACCGCCGGCACCGATCGCAGCGGCATTTGTTTTGAGCGGCGCACGCACATCACCAAAGTGCTGGAGCAGGTGATAGACGACCAGACGATATTCGGCATCATCTACTCGATCGACGACAAGGACGACCCGCTGGACCCGGCGAACTGGGCCAAGGCGAATCCGAACTGGCTGGTGTCGGTGTTGCCCGATGACATGCAGGCCGCGGCGCGCAAGGCAGCTGCCATGCCCTCGGCGATGGCCAACTTCTTGACCAAACGGCTGAACGTGTGGGTATCAAGTGACGCCGCCTGGATGGACATGGTGGCCTGGCACCGCTGCGCGGACCTCAAACTGACGCAAGAGAGTGTGCAGGCGCTGCCGTGCTGGTTGCCGCTGGACCTGGCAAGCAAAGTGGACGTGGCCGCCGCACCCAAGGTGTTTTACGACGCGGACAAGGACCATTACTACCTGGTCAGCCGCTTCTATCTGCCCGAGCGCGCCATCGAGCAGTCGACCAACAGCCAGTTTGACGGCTGGCGGCGCGCCGGCTTTTTGACCGTGACCGACGGCGAGGTGATCGATTTCGACCAGATCGAAGACGAGATCCGTGCAGACATCCGCACGCTGCAGGTGCAAGAGGTGCCCTTCGACCCCTGGCAGGCGACGCAAATGGCGAGCCACCTGCTGGCCGAGGGCGCGCCGATGGTGGAGTACCGGCAGACCGTGGCCACCATGAGCGAGCCGATGAAGACCCTGGAGGCGCTGGTGCTGCAGGGCAAGCTGACGCACGACGGCAACCCGATGATGACCTGGATGATCAGCAACGTGGTCTGCCACCGTGACAACAAGGACAACATTTATCCGCGCAAAGAGCGCAACGAAAACAAGATCGACGGCCCGGTGGCGCTGATCATGGGCATAGGCCGCGCAATTTCGCAGGCCGTCAAGCCAAGCATGTACGAATCTGAAGGATTGAGGGTCGTTTAATGGCATTCTGGCAAAAGATCACCGATGCGTTGAGCCGAAAAAGCTCAAATCCCGACTGGAGCACGCTGGAGCGTTACCTGGGCTGGGCGTTCGGCGGTGGTGTTTCGTCGTCCGGCATCATTGTTAACCCGGCAAACGCCATGCAATCGGCGTCGGTTTACGCCTGTTTGAAGGTGCTTTCCGAGTCGGTTGGCATGCTGCCCCTGTGTATTTACGACAAAGGCATCAACGGCGCGCGGACGCCGGCTGAAAATCACCCTTTGTACGAGCTGCTGCACGAACAGCCGAACGAATACCAGACCACCATCGAGTTTCTGGAAATGATGGTGCTGCACCTCAACTTGCGCGGCAACGCCTACGCCTACATCAACCGCACCAGGTCGGGCCGCGTCGTGGAGCTGATCCCGCTGCACCCGGACATGGTTTACGTCAACATGGACGCCAGCGGCCAGGTGCTATACCAGGCCGGCACCGAAAATGGCGCCCGGCGCACGCTCGATCGCTCTGAAATCCTGCACGTCAAGGGCTTGACGATCAATGGCTGGCTCGGAATCAGCCCGATTTCATACGCCAGGGAGTCGATCGGCCTGAGTCTGGCGACCGAAAAGTTCGGCGGGCAACTGTTCCGCAACGGCGCCAAGATGGGCGGCATCCTGGAGCACCCCGGAAAGCTGTCTGACGAAGCCTATAAACGCGTGAAAAACAGCTTCGACGAGGCCACATCGGGCGAAAACTCGCACAAAACAGCCCTTCTTGAAGAGGGGATGAAGTTTTCCAAGGTCAGCATGAGCGCCGACGATGCGCAGTTCCTTGAAACGCGCAAATTCCAGCAGGTCGAGATCGCCGGCGTGTTTCGCGTGCCGCCGCACCTGATCATGAACCTGGACCGCGCCACGTTCGCCAACATCGAGCACATGAGCCTGGAGTTTGTCCAGTATTCACTGATGCCGTGGCTGACGCGCATCGAAAAGGCGATCCGGCGCGATGTTTTCAGCGCCCAGGACAAGAAAAACAACACCATCAAGTTCGATGTGTCGGCGCTGTTGCGTGGCGACGCGGCAAGCCGGTCGGCCTATTACGCCAGCGGCATCATGAACGGCTGGCTGACACGCAACGAGGCGCGCGCCAAAGAATATCTCAACCCGCTGGACGGCCTGGACGTGCCCTTGATGCCGCTCAACATGACCGATGGCACCGACGACCCTGATGAACAGGCAGATGTTGCCGAGGGCGAAGCGCCCGAGGGCGAAACCGCAAGCGAAACCGCAAGCGAAAACGAAGGGACAAGCAATGCAACACCATGACATCGGATTTGAAGTCAAGGAAATCACGCCATCCGGCACATTCTCGGGTTATGGCTCAGTCTATGGCAATCTGGACGCGGGCGACGACATCGTCATGCCGGGAGCCTTCGACGCCTGGGCCGTCAAGGGCCTGCTGCCCGCGATGCTCTGGCAGCACAAGGCAAGCGAGCCGATCGGCGCGTACACAAGCTGCAAATCCGATGCGCACGGCCTGAACATCGAAGGCAAGCTGGCGCTCAAGACGCAGCGCGGCGCCGAGGCATACGAGCTGCTGCAAATGAAGGCCATCAGCGGCCTGTCGATCGGGTTTATCACCAAAGATTGCGATTACGACATGAAAACCGGCATCCGCACGATCAAAAGCGCGGATCTGTACGAGGTTTCATTGGTCACCTTCCCCATGAACGACGCTGCCCGCGTGGGCATGGTCAAGAGCATTTCCGAAATCAGCGACCTTGCGACCGCTGAGACCTACCTGCGGGACGCCGGTGGATTGAGTCGCAAAGAGGCGAAAGCCTTCATGTCTACGTTCAAGTCTGTGGTGCTGCGGGACGCCGCGCCTGACAACAGCGAAGAACTGAGAGCAATCACCTCACTTTTGGAGAGGCGCGCGGCCTTGTTTGCCTGAGCGTTTAGCCAATCCACCGAGCCGGTCTTCAGCCGGTTTTTTTTGTCCATTTTTAGGGGACTTTTATGTCTGACTTATCAGAAATCCAAAAGGCGATAGAGGCATCGAATGCCGCGTTCGCCGAATTCAAATCCGTCAACGATGCCAAGCTCGAAGAGCTGAGCAAAGGCGGCACGACTTCCGACCATCAAGCCAAGATCGCCAAGATCCAGGCAGACATGGCCGAGCAGAAGGCGCTGATCGAAACCCTCGAAGCCAAGGCCAAGCGCCCGAACTTCGGCAGCGACGGCAAGCCGGTCGACGCTGACGCCGTGGAGCATCAAAAAGCCTTCGGCGGCTACGTGCGCAAGGGCACCGAGTACAGCAAAGAGATTGAGGCCAAATCCCTCAACATCGGCGCCAATGACGCCGGCGGCTTCGCTGTGCCCAAGGTGATCGACGGCATGATCGAAACCTTGCTGGTCAACGTGTCGCCGATCCGCTCCATCGCCTCGGTGCAGCAGATCAGCACCAGCGATTTCCACAAGCTGGTCAACAAGCGCGGCACATCGAGCGGCTGGGTCGGCGAGACTCAGGCACGCTCGGAAACCACAGCGCCTTTGCTGGCCGATGTGGCACCGCCAATGGGCGAGCTGTACGCCAACCCGATGGCCACGCAGCAAATGCTCGACGATGTGTTCTTCAACGCCGAAAGCTGGCTGGCTGACAACATTGCCACGGAGTTTGCGCGCGGCGAGGGCGCTGCGTTTGTGAGTGGCACCGGCGTCAACCAGCCGCTGGGCCTCTTGTCCGCCACCAACGTCGCCACGGCTGATGCCACCCGCGCCTTTGGCTCGGTTGAGTACCTGGCCACCGGCGCCTCGGGCGCGTTCAAAACGCTGTCCAGCACGGTCAATCCGGCGGATGACTTGTTCACGGTCGTGGGCAAGCTCAAGGCAGGCTACCGCGCCGGGTCCAACTGGCTCATGAACAAGAACACCTTGTTTGCGATCATGGCCTTCAAGGACTACCAGGGCCGTTACGTCTTCAATCCGGCCTCGCAGCCGGGCGTGCAAGACACGATCCTGGGCTATCCGGTGGTTGAGGCCGAAGACATGCCCGACTACACGACAGCGAGCGCGATGGCGATTGCCTTTGGCAATTTCAAGCGCGGGTACCTGATCGTGGACCGCATCGGAACCCGCGTCTTGCGCGATCCGTTCAGCAACAAGCCCTATGTCGGCTTCTACACCACCAAGCGCCTTGGCGGCGGCATCGTGAACAGCGAAGCCATCAAGCTGGTCAAGTTCTACACGTCTTGATCCATCCTCAACCCATTCAAGGAAAGAACACCATGAAAGACCATCACAACATCATCAAGACTATGGTCGGCGTTGCGCCGGTTGCAGTTGGCACCACGGGCACCGGACAGGCCGGCAAGATCATCGACACTTCCGGATACGGCGGCGTCGAGTTCGTTGTCGCCTACGGCACGCTGACGGCGACGAATGCGGTCTACGCCGTGACCGTCAAGGAAGGCGACGTGACCGGCACCATGACCAGCGTCGCCGACGCCGATCTGCTCGGCACCGAACTGCTGGCCGGCATTGCCGCCAGCACGCCGCGCACCTCTGGCGTTTCCAAGAACGTCACCAAGCGCATCGGATACAAGGGCAACAAGCGTTATGTGTCGTGCGGCGTCAAGAGCACCATCACTGCGGCCACCCCGGTCGCCGTGATCGCTGTGCTGCACTCCCCGGCCATTGCACCGACGTCGAATCCTTGAACGATTGGGTTGACCAGCTACGGGGCGGGCGGGCGTTGGCTCGCCTGCTCCGTATGCCTGATGCCCGCACCGTGCTCGATGTGGGCAGCGGCGACGGCGAGCAGGCCAGGGCGATGCGCCAGTATGGGCGCGAGGTTACGACGATTTCGCTGTGCGAACCGGCGGATTACGTGGGCGACTTCCTGACGTGGGAGTCTGATCAAAAGTTCGATGCGGTTTGGGCTTGTCATGTGCTGGAGCACCAGACGAACCCCGGCCAATTTTTGAAGGCATGTCGCCAGCGGTTGAATCCTGGCGGCGTGCTGGTCGTTACCGTGCCCCCGGCGAAGCACGAAATAGTCGGCGGTCATGTGACGCTCTGGAATGCGGGATTGCTGCTCTATCAGCTGATCCTGGCGGGCTTTGACTGCCGCGCCGCGCGGGTAGGCACCTACGGGTACAACATTTCTGTCATCGCGCCAGTGAGATCGGAGCCGTTGCCGAAACTGGAATACGACTTCGGAGACATTGAACGGCTTGCGCAGTGGTTTCCATTGCCAGTGCACGAGGGTTTTGACGGTGAAATCGAAGACATTGGATGGAACTTTGAAGCCTAAACACGTTTGCATCGTCGGCCTGGGTCCGTCAAGCTCTCAGTACATTGCGATTGCCAAGGGTCTTGGCAACAGGCGCAAATTCTGCGACGAAACCTGGGCCATCAACGCCTTTGGCGACGTGATCCAGTGCGACCGCATCTTCCACATGGACGATGTGCGCGTGCAGGAGATCAGGGCCAAGGCCAAGCCCGACAGCAACATTGCGGCGATGCTGGAATGGATGCGCAAGCACCCCGGCCCGATCATCACCTGCCGGACGCATCCAAAGTACCCCGGCCTGGTGGAATTTCCGCTCGAAGACGTGGTCAACGAGTGCCCGAACGGGTACTTCAACAGCACGGCGGCGTATGCCGTGGCGTATGCGATCTGGCTGGGGGTTGAAAAGCTGTCCCTGTTCGGCTGCGACTTCACTTACGCCGACGCGCATGACGCGGAAAAGGGCAGGGCCTGCGTCGAGTTCTGGCTCGGCGTGGCGTCGCAGCGCGGCATCAAGATCAGCGTGCCCAAGACGACATCGCTGCTCGATGCCTGCAACAGCCAGGACGAGCGTTTTTACGGCTTCAGCGACACGCGAACGATGAGAATCACGCGCGAGGGCGAGCGCATCAAGGTCGGATTCGGAAGGCTCAAGGGCAAATTGCCCACGGCGGCAGAGATCGAGGCGCGGTACGACCACACGGCGCACCCGAATCCATTGGTGAGTAAATGAAAACAGGCGATCGTGTCCGCCAAGTCATGACAACACCCGAGCCGGGCGTGATTGTGGACACGAAGATCATGGATGGCAAATCG